TGCCCAACATTTCCGGAATGGCTGGCAGTAACAGCAAGCTTTATATGATCATACCCTTTGATATTTACAGTTACATCTGCATTAAGTGTAGTTATCTTTTGGATTTGTTTATAAGTGCTTGTACCAATAGCAGTACCATAAACAGTCACAGAATTTGCATTTCCTCCATTGGGAGGAGTTTTTACGTTTAAAACTAGTGATACGTAATCCCCAGTATTGTTAAAAATATAATTCCTTGTCATTACAGTTCGGTCTCTTACTGCAACGGTTTCTAACGTTCCGCCAATCCCGCTGCTACCCAATTTTTTTGTCACTGTATCGGCACCAGTGGAGTATGTGATATAAACCCCGTCCTCTCTGGCGTCCATGCCTTTGATCGCACCATTGTCGTTGAGTGAATCAATATTGGTCTTTGCCTTCGCAAATCCGTCCGCGATTCGCTGCTCGAGGTCGTTCATGTTTTTAGTGTTAAACGCATCGCCCTCCTGCGATACCTGTCCCTCACTGCGGGAAACGTCATACGTTGTTGATTCTCCGTTTGCAACGTTTCTCAGAAGCCTACGTCCTGCAAATTCCACAAGGCGGGCTTTCCATTCTTTCGGAGTAAACCACGTTTCTGCCATTATAAAATTCCTATTCCTTCCCCGGCGTAGATTTCATCGCCGCAATAATAATAACTGCCCACAACTCGATCATAGACATATTTGACATCGTGCAAGATCCGTTCTATGGCGTTCCATTTTTGATAAGTAATCAGCGGCGGGTCTGGTGTGGCAGGGGTATCTTTCAAAGCATTCCACGCCTCTCGGATCCGCTGCACGTTGTCGCGGATCCGTTTAAAATCACTTACTCGCGGAACCTGATCCGCCCCCCACATCTTTACCGTCACGCTTACCGCCAAAGCCTCAGCGATCTCACGGATGTTACTTTCGATCCGGTTCAAATCCGCTGCATTCAAAGCTCCCTTCATTCCGGCAGCCCATTCCCTTTTTTCTTCTTCGGAGATTGTCCCTGCAGCGTATTTATCATTCAAAACCTTTGCCCGTTCAACGTCCGCCTGCGTTCGGTCATACACCCATTCCATCAGATAATCCCTACCTTCTCATCAGAATACAGCTCGCCGGAATAATACGCTTCTGATGTTATTTTATAATATCCACGGCATTTTGCCGTACCCACAAATCCACCTGTAAGGTCAACGCTAAAGGATTCTATACAGGCGACAAAATTTCCGTGCATTTGCAAGGTATTTTCAATCTCCGCCCAGTCCCCTGCTTTTTCCTCTGCGGACAAATGGCGTGTCTGGATGATCTGCTGGAGTTGGTAATAATCCAGGATATTGTCTGCAACCTTCTGTGCGCTTTCGTAATTTAAAAGCGTTCCGGAAAATGTTTTCGTGTTCCGCACTTCACCTGACTTTATATGCTCGATTCTGGACAGTGTAGCCAGCTCTGTACCAACATATTTGTGCCCCGTGATCGTGACCTCTGCACGGGAGTTTCCAGCGATTTCCAGCACAACATAGTACGGCATTTGTTTAACAATCCTTCCAGCAGATGCGCTCATGTTCGCTGCCGGGCTTGTGAGCTGAATTGTATGTATCCCAGGATCGTATGTGCCTTTCGTAATCTCGCTTTCCGCCGCGTCCAACACCCACGTTTTATATTTTACGCTTACGTCTGACACATAAGGATCTGCCTTTAACGTCGTGGAAAATTTCCGGCTGCGCGGAATCGTTGTCGATATTTTTCTGGTCGATTTTCGTATTTCGATTCCAGACCGGCGGGATGTGTTCATAATCGCAGCGCAAGCGAACAATACCTCACGCAGAGCTTTTTGACAGGTCTGGATTTTAAGCGTGCCATACAGCGGCGTTTGCGCCACCTCTTCCTCAACCGTATAATCTTCAATCCCTGCCGCTGTCATAATCTCTTCGATCACACTTCCCGCCGTTTCTCCGGCGTATATCCGCCCGTCTTTAAAATCCACATTAGCAAGCATCCCTTTGTAGTCAATCGCCGATATTTGTGTGACGTTTTTTGCGGTACTGTTAGATTCCATGAAAAACACGCCCAGCGGCATCTTCACGCCGTCAACGATTTCATAGGGTAACATTCTCTGCTTTTTCTGCAATGTTTTGTGCAACCCGTCGATTTTGCCAATATTAAAATCATCATCAGGGTCAACAAAGTCAAACGTAAGCTTGTCCGTTTTAATCTGATTACTGATAGGATCTGTGTCATTTACAAGCTTCGCGCTTTTTATGACATCGGGGTCCCAGATAAACGTTGTGCCATACTCGAGATAGTTTAACTTTACATTGTGCCACGGTAGGGCACGTACAAATCGGATTTCAATGCGTCCGTATTCCTCCACCTGGTTTTCGGCAAAATAATTCAGTTTGTCCGGAAAGAAACGTTTTTGCGATTTATATGTACCGCCGAGGTCGTACCATGTCACTTCCATCTCCAGCGGGAATGTTTCCGAAAAATGAAAAGTCAGCCCGATAGAGGTATGATTTTCGGTAAAATCTATTCTGATTACAGGCTGTTTTGTGAAAATTCCATCTGCGCCCGCTTGCACATCCGAAAAAAATGGGATGTCCGTCGGCGTGTCTGGCATTTCGCTAAGACTCCCATCCAACACGAAAAAATTATGTTCCAGTGTAGCGTATTTTGGTGGGCTGCCTTTTGACTTAAACAGCCCCATATCCCCAAAAGCAGCATTGCTCTCTGTGCTTTCTTTTGCATCAGGCAGAGCAGTCGTGTCATACAGATTGTATTCGACATAAAATTCTGTTTTCATCATGGTCTCCTTGCCGGTTCTTTCGCCGTAAACTTGCAGGTAAACCCTTTATAATCAGCGCTATCCTGTGTTATCTTCTCGTATTCATCAGAGACGCTGGATATATAAGCTGTGTATTCGTAATAACCAGGATCTGACGGCAGCGAAATAATATGGAATGGGACGGGCTCTGTAACCTTATCCCAGAAACGTTTATATACGCCATCCGGGAACGAGCTGCTCTTCCCGACCGACATTGTGTAGTTAAAATACACGCCTATCAATTCACGCTGGAGCTCTCCCGTTTCAACTCTTTCGGCGAATTTGTCGAGGAAATCCGCGTTTCTTTTTATGGACACGATGGGGATGTTAAAATACTCCCCATCTATGTATATGCCGCGTGTAAAAATCATCCTCCGATCACCTCCAGATCATATCCTTGCCTGCTTGCTTCCGATAAGAAATCCTGCAGTGTAGCTTGCGCCAGATCTACCCCGTTTACCTGCAAGACAATTTTCGCCGTTCTAAATCCGCCGCCGCTCTCTGCCATTACCTCCGATACAGCTTGTTTGATTGTGCCTATCGGCGCTTCGATGTTGGTCTGCCCTGCCCGCTGGTCGCCCAGAATCGCCAGGAACGGGTTGCCGCCACGGATTACCGAGCCAGATGCAAGCGCCGGGATATCCCGCAGGGTACGAGATGCAAAGCTTTCGTTTATGGCATACGGCTGCGTGGACATTGTTCGCGGCTTCGATGATCCGCCACCAGTAAATGCGTTTTTGATACCGCTGCCGATGTTCTTGATTTCCTCTATAACGCCTGCAATCATGTCGCTAACCCATGTAAAGAAGCCGGACAAGAACGCCTTTATAGAATCCACGACGCCTTCTACTTTGGTTTTAAAAATCGTGAAGATTTCCTGCGCGGTATTCCATGCGCCCTTCCAGTCTCCATCAATCAGCTGCTTAACAACTTTTACAAACAGACGAAATACAGTTTTCATGATGTCAATAATACTTTTTATCTTATTCCAGAAATCGTTGAACGTATCCCAAGCAACCGCCCACGCCTCTTTCCAAAATTCTAAACAATCGTTTATAAACGTCATAAAGGTTGTAAAACCATCAACAATCGTCTTAATTCCAAGTATAATAAACTCTAACAGCACCCCTAATCCTTGCACCAAGAATGGCACTGCGTAGGTCATAATCCAGTCAACAATCGGTTGCAAAATACTCTCCCAAAAAGATTTTAAAATATCCGCAACCAACCCAACTCCTCTTATTATAGCTTCCCAAGCCGGCAGAAAAGACTGCGTAAGAAGCTCTGATATTCTAGTCCCGATTCTGTCGATAACTGGCTGAATGTGTGTATTCCATGCGGTTAAAAAATGGTTGACAACCTCTGAAAGCCCGCTCGTTAAACTATCAAATAATGGCTTTATATGAGCGTCGTACATTGCATTCAGGCTATCAAACGCTTTATCTACAGCCGTCTTAAATCCTTCCAGCACGGTAGCTGCGCCACCTAATAACCCCTCCAGTGCAGTCTTGAACCCGTCAGCATTTTCTGTAAACGGTACAATAAGCATTTGTAAAAAGTCCCGCCCCAGTTTAAGCGCAAGTTCAGTCAGCCCCATAGCTGCATCCGCAATGCTTCCTATCAGCGCCGATACAAAGCGGATCCCGTTTTCGCTTGCAAATGCTTCAAATACATAGGCTATACTTTGGAACAAATCCGCCAGAAGGAGGTTTATATCTGCCCCCACGTTAAATGCGGATATCAGGAATTTTTTTATCCGGTCGGTATTGTTTTCAAGATAGTCCCCCATCCCGCCGATTAAAGCCGCCGCTAGAGTAAGCCCTATACTCGCCAGTGAGCCGGTAAAGGACCCCAACATATACATAAAAGTTTTAAGGAAGTTGTCAGAAGCCCCTACAACCGCAGGATCTGACCATATCTCTATCCATGCATCGCGGATTTGCTGAAGCCCATTTTTGATGATATCTAAGCGGTATTCAAAATCCCCCAAACCATCCCAGAATCCTTCCGCAAAAGCATCTTTTAACTCTTTTACATAGTCAAGAATAGGTTTCAGCTTCTCCAAGATCCCATCAAGCCAAGACTTCACTCCTGCATCAACAGGGACTTCCTCGAACATGTCTTTCGGCTGTGTTCCACCTCCACCGCCGCCGGAATCATCCTGCTTTTGCAGCACATCCAGGTCGTCAAATTTTGCCAGAGCTCCGGCTGCCTTTTTTGCCGCAGCTGCTGTTCCATTCAGGGAATCGTTGTAAGAATCCTGTATCTTTTTCGCTCGGATGAACGTGCTTTTCCCGCCAAGGATGGCAATAAACTGCGCCACATATGTTATTGCCCGCGCTATTCCGTTTATAAGCGCATTGAGATACGGAATTACCATCTGGACAATTGGCGCAAAGGCAGCAGCAAACGCATTCCCAAGTGTAGCCAGTGAATTTTTTAGAGACTGAAATGAATTTGCCAACGGAGCAGAATACTTTGCAAGGTTTGAGAATCCCTTTTGCATTCCGGACACCATCGCATTAAATGCTTTTGTTATCCAGTTAAATACCAAAAGCGATAACGCGATACCTTTCAACCTTGACGCAAATGTGCTGAACATCCCCGCGCTTTTTTTCGCGCCGGACGAAGCTGTTTTAAATGCTTTATCGGCAGAACGCTTCATCCGATCGAATTCTTTTTTGATGGGCTTCTGCTTCGCGTTAAGTTCTGCCATCCTGCGCTTTGAAACATCTATGTTTCCGGCAAGCTGAGACGCTTTTGCAGACATTTTTTGAAACTCTTCCGTGTCTTTCGGGGATACAAACGCAGCGCCGGATGCTTTCTCCGCGTTTATCTTTGCCTTGATTTCATCTACTTTTTGAGCCGCTTCATCCAGTTGAGCCTTGTCCACCTTCGGGGTATACGCCTTTCCACTGTTCTCCATCTGCTGAAGCTTTTCTTTCAGATCATCCACACGGTCGGATGCAGCTGCAACCTGTTCATTTAGTGCGTCCCATGCGCCGCCGGTTTGAGGTACCCCCATGTTTTCCCAGTCTGTCTGACGTGCTACAAGCTTAGACAGCTCTCCTTGCGCCGCAACGAGGTCTTTCTGTAAAGCTTTATACTCAGACGTTGCCGCCCCCTTTTGTGACATACGGGCCTGCAGTTTTGAATACTCGGATTCTGCCTTTTCTAACTCTCTTTGTAATTCTGCAAATTTTTCTGTCGGGATTTTCTTTTGCGAAAATTCTTCCATTTTGCGATTGAGAGAATCTAAAGCCGCGCTGTCTTTTTTTATGGCATTAGACACGCGCATCATCTGGCTGTTTAAATCTTTTGTTTCAATTTTTGTGTTTATCCGTATCGAACCGTCATATTTCGGCATATCAGCCTCCTACCTTGATCCATTTCATAAAAGCGTCAACGTCTTCCTGTTCCTCTTCTGTCAGTTCCTCTTCCCGCTCTATTGCAAATATTTGTTTCTGCTCCTGCAATGCCTGTTTTGCACGCGTGTCCATCTTAGGGTCTATTTTCTGCTGCCGGATGGCTATGACGTTCGTGTATGCGCATTCACCGAGCGTGGACAGCAGTCCCATGAACGCCCAGTAGTGCATGTCAGACCGGTTCAGGTCGATTCCGTACTTCTCCAGAAATGCTGAATAGATGCGCCACTGGTCTATGTCAAAATCTGTTACCGGAACTTTGTCCTCATCCTTCGGGCGGTTGTCGGTATACCACCCGCTCAGAAACCACCTAAGGCCATCCACGGCAGTTTTTAAATCGGGTAAAGAAGAAGGGCTGCCGTCCCCATCCTCTGACGGATACAGCAGCCCCAGCGCTACAGCCAACCTTTCATCGTCTGACAGGTCCGGATCTTGCAAAGCCTGTGAAATCTGGATCCCTGTCTGGAAGGCTTCGTCTATGCGGAAACCCTCATATTCTGTTGGGAATTTATCAAGCAGCACATTCCACATTTAATTGCTTCGCGCCCCTTTCCTGTTCGGGCTGTATTTGCTTGTGATTTTCTGATTTCGTTCAGTGGCGAAGCCCTGAAGAATCGGTATGATCTGGTCTAAAAAGTCCGCGATAAGCTCCATTCCCGGGGATTCCACGTCAGGGAACACCTTTTTGCAACACCCGCTCCCAAACAGAGAATCCAACTCAGCGCAGGCCTCTTTGCATAAAGCGTCATACGCTCCGAAGCGTTCCGTGAAATCACCGGAAGAATCATTAGCAATCCTATCGGCTTCCTCGTTTTTTGCATTCAGCCATGCCACAAAATCGTCAAAACGCTTAAAAAAGCTGTTGTCAGAGATGTTGACCGCAATATAATCGCCGTTGTCGTTGACCTCAATGCGTTTGACGCCACTGTCTACTCGTAAACTTGCTGCTCCCATCTTGTCCTCCTTATTCCGTTAAAGCCCTGCCAGACGCGGGCGTCGCTGTGAATTTTCTTGTGGTTACGTTAAACGTTCCAGCTTCTCCGTCACCTCTGCCACCCAGAGTCAGTGTATCTGTCACGTTTGACCCTGCATCGCCACCTGTGCCACCTACACTCACAACGCAGCGACGGCGGACTGCCGGATATTCAGGTCCAGCGCCGGAAACTCTCACGCGGACATAGGATGTTATGGCATCAGCTCCGACGGGCAGCGTGTCTATCATCTTGTTAAACCAGTCTGTAAGATCCTGATCCTCTTCGTCTACGTTCTGCCTTTCAACTTCGATGGACGGCGTATAGGATTTAAGGTCCGTAGATCCGTTTTCCTGATTGATGTACTGTACCGTCTCCGTCTCGGGGTTCATTTCCTCCGTTAAAGAGGTAATACCCGTTCCCAGAAGCCGGTAGTCTGCCGCTGTCCCCTCAGAGGTCGTGTCCATTTTTACATCGACAAAATGTCTCAACAAATGTCTTTTCATTGCTTTTTTCCTTTCTTAAATTTCAGGCTCGATAACATTTTTATAAAAAACCGTAACCGGTAGAACCCAGTCCTGCACGCCATTCTCCTGCGGCTGTGTCCCATATGCGTTCCCGCGTGTTACCCGCTCAACCCTCCGCCCTGCGGTCAGATCTGGGTATATCGCTTTTTCGTACTCTTTCCCTTCAATCCCGGAGGGTTCGTGGCAAAGCCAGCGACCCAGCGTATCCAGGAATTCCAGAATAGTAATTTTCTGTCGTTCCCTTGCTCCCGTGGTCGAACGGTATACTACAAAGCAGGGATACCGGCATTCCTGATATATCCGCCCGAGTATATCTTCTTTTTCTGTATACACCAGCGCCCCGGAATCATTGGAAAACGCAATGCCATCCTCAGACCCGAGCTCTTCGAATTTAATTACTTCATCCGGATACAGCCCCGGAAACTGGTTAAGCAGCGACTTCATTGCCGCCGTCAAAACATCATAGCCGGTAGCATCATTCCCGATAGGTTCAGCCATTTTCCTCCACCTACTTCCCTAAGATTTCAAAATGCGGAATTATCGCATATGGTCCGCCCACTGACGATATAAGATAAACAAAATCCTTTTCGGTATTCATAAACGCGTAAAACCCTTCATATCGCCTGTCCGTATAATCTGCATCGTTCACAGGACTGTCCCCGTCCCATGCTCCTACCATAAAAAAATCTGTAGACGGATTAAATGTAATGCTGTCGGGCAACAAATCGTTGACCTGTCTGTTCCATTCCTTCGGCGGAAGCCACGGCAATTCTTTTCCGACGGTATCAACAACAATTTTTCTCCCGTTCTTGACCCCGAACGGGATATGTAACTGTGCGTTATCTGTACTGTCTGGACCGTACAGCTTCATAATCTGCCCCCGGTCAGTCTCCAGATGCACGCCGGAAAGCACATGAGGATACCAGATGGCGGCGGTGCTGGATTCGTAAAAATTGAATATTGTCACTATCGCATCATTCATCGGTATCCCTCATTTCACAAAGAGCTTCGTTAAATTTATCCGTAAACGCCCGGATTCTCACGATATTTCCCATGCATTCCTCTGGCACAGAACCGTAAAAGATGATCGTCTCCGGCTGCAACCGCCTCACCATTTCTTCATACCCTGCCAAAAACAGCGCCTTTTTTTCCTTGCTGTTCATGCAGCCAACAGAAGATACCGCCACCGTTCCACCCTCTGGCTCCCCATCGAAACACCAGTCATAAGAATCCGGTGTACTCCATGAGATGGTTGGGATAACTTGTATTCCTGCCTCCTGCATATACGCCGCACACCAGTGTTTGCGGTAGTGGTTGTATATCTGCATGACCTTAGGAAAATCTGTATAGGTAGAGAAATCCGGAGACATTACATAGCGGAATCTTTGAAGCATCGGGATATACCGGTCTATGTTTGACCACAGGCGGCAAAACTGGTAATCATCCAAAAAGAAATGAACGCCTTTTCCCTCGCAATCCTTGGTACTCTTTGCATAATTGAATCCGATCCAGTCACAACCGCCCTCATAGACTACTGGCTCTATCTGCGGTATGCCATATTCACCCACGCCGTCAAATAGCCGGCGCTCCAGATTTTCATAATTACGGCAGTTTCTGTAATTCATTATGAATACCAATACTTTCCACGTTTTGATTTCCTATAATACCGTTTTCCGTCAACTATAATTTCCAATTTTCCAGAATTGGCGGCTGATGTTAGAGCCGATGCAAGCTCCCGCTCTTTTCTCGCCTTTACATTCTTATCGGATTTGTTTCGCAATTCTTTCATATAGGAATCTATAGAGCCTCTTGCATCTGCAGCTTTGCCCGCTAAACTTCCGCTTCTTTGTCCTTGTGTAAGCCTCGCAGGGCCGCTTACATATGGATTTACAGCAGCCGCGGAAGCTTTTAATGCTGCGGTTGAAAGCTTTGCCATTTCGTCAATAGCGTCTTTTTTTTCTTGACTAGACAGTTCAAAATTGTTTATTTCCTTAGAATTGCTTAAAAACATTCTTTTTATAATGTCTCCCATGTCCGTAATAGAAGCATCATTTGCCCGTCTAATATCGTCTTGATTTAAGAATTTGAATATGCTCATACTTCTTCCGCCATATTCAAGTTTTGTTCCCGAAACCAGACCGCCTGCTGCACCGCGTCCGTCCATAAAATCACGCTTTCTTTGCCTGCTTGTATACCTGGTTTACTCCTGTGGCCGCCAACCCGGACACCATGCCCACCGCCGCAGCATTGATATAGTCCGTCGCCGGGAAGTCCGGCATGATGTTCATTCCCAGCGCACCCAGAAGGCCGCCGCATACCGCCATAATGACCGGAATCCACTCATCCGGGATTTTCTGCGCCGCCTTACAGCCCAGACCGATAACATAGCAGATAGCCACGATGGCCACACAAGTTCCTAATGTCGTAATGTCCATGAGTTAATCCTCCTGTTTAACCACAATCTTTTTGCATAAAGCTAAAAATTTATTGTTACCCATTTCTACCTTATTCCCGCGTACAACAACGGTACGCCATCATCATTTTTCACTCCTGCCAGATAAAGCATTGCCGCATCTGCCAGAAGCTTGTTCGTCTCCTGTGCATCCCCGGCCGCCTGGTAGACCGCGCTCCATGCCTTTGCGCCGTTTGCCATTTCGGACGGGGAAGCGTAGGAAATTGATTCAGAACCGGCAGACTTGGAAGTAATTACTCCCGAAGTAACACCGCCAGCCCCGCCGGAAGATGTCCCCCCGGCAGCGGCAGATAGCGCCTGTTTATCTGCCAGCTCCAGTTGATATAACTTATCACAGACCGCACACACGGCCTTCTGTACCTTTGTCGCCGCCCTTTCATCAGACGGTAAGCCGTCAGCCAATCGGTCAAAGGTTATCACGTCCAGAAAGTCACTGGCGCGGTCTGCGATACGATCAAAGTCCTCCGCCGGGACGACATTCCCGTGGTAGATCTGTTCATAAAATGTAAATGTCGTGTATGCCATCCCGTCGGCCTCCTTATCTCCTACTCTTCCGTCTTGTTTCCCCGGAAAGCGGTTCGCCGTCAGTATTCAGGGGTGTACTGGCGGCCATCAACCCCCCGCATTTACGGTGATTTTCGCGATACCATCCAGGTATTCCGCAAACAGCACAAGGCCGGTGATCGCAAACGCCTCAGACACGGCGGTGTTGTAGTTGCCCTGTGTGTGGAAACCGATCAGATTCGTTTCTCCGCTGGTCGTGTACACAAGTCCTGCCTTCGCGAAGTCGCTGTCGTTGGGGTCGATGTAATACATCACGATGTTTTCCACCGGTGTAGCGATTACCGTATCAGCCGGAATCTCGCTGTCAGAAAGGAGGAAAATTGTATTGAACCCCATAAAATCCTTCAGGTACTGGAAGCCGAACTGATTCTGGATGGTGATGTTCGCTGCTCCGAGATACTTGTACACGTCAAGGATGTTCACAAAACCGACAACCCCGGTGATGTTCCGGTGCATCTGCTTAAACTTGTTCTCAACCTTGCCCTTTGCCATCGCAAGTGCCATCTGGAAGGTTGTTTCCTCGGACGTGAGCGTTCCGGTTTTCAGATAGTCGTAAAACTTCTTTGTCACGCCCGCCTGAAGCTGATAGAGGAACTCGTCGTCAGTCATCTGGACAGCGTTGTCATAACCGTGGTCTTTGATTGCTTCAATCGAAACGGCCTTCGCGTACTTCTCGATGGTCATTTCCTGATACTTCTTTTCCTTTACGGTAAATTTGCTATACGGGATATCCTCGCCTTCGCCTACTGCACCATCCTCGAGCGTCCCCTCCGCATATTTACTTTTCAGCACTGCGCCGGGCTGCTTCTTTATGGGGCGCATGATCCCCAAGATGTCCCGCAGATGCTGCCAGTTGCGCTCGAATCTGGTTACAAAATCCAGCTCTCTTGCGGTTACCTGGACATCCGCTGTTTTAATCAAATTTGCTTTTGCTGGCATATTAGCCCTCCTGCTTTAATTAAATAAACTCATGTTCGCAGCAATTGCAGCCTGACGCTCAGAAGCATCCTTGATGCTCATAATCTGGTCTTTCGTCAGCGCGCCGCCCTGCCCCTGCTTATTTGTCGGCTGTGTAAAGCGTGCCTGATTCTGCTGTGCTTTCTGCTGCTCATCGTCAACAAATGCCGAAGCGTCCTTTTCCTTCATCTGGATTATGAGGTCATTCAGTCCGAGGATTTTCCCGTCTTTCAGCTTTAATCCAGCCTCCTTGACTTCCGACATGATGGCCCGTTTAGCCGCTTCACTGGAAAACTTGATTTCCTCAAACTCTGTTTTCAGAGCGTCCGAAAAATCCCTTTCATACAGTTTTGCCTGCGCATCCTTCTCGGCATCCTCTGCCTTTTTCTTCCAGTCAGACAGTTCCTTCTGCATAGTGTCGAGGTCAACGCCCTCAAAGCCTTTCAGGGTGGTTTCCGCAGTCTCAGCTTTTTCTTTCCATGTATCCCGGTCAGTCTCAACCTTTCCCAGCTTTTTTTCATGCTCGGCTTTCGTGACGTAATTTTCCATCACCTTTTTTGTAAGGTTTTCCTTTTTGTCTGCCGGAACCTCAATCCCCAGTTCTGTCAAAATTGCTTCAATATTCTGCATCTTTATCCTCCTAAACGTTATTGATTAACCGCCCGTCAGCGGTATGGATTAAGCCCGATAAACCACGGGCGGGGTAGTTGGGAAAAGGGGGATTGAACCCCTGACACGCGGCTTATAAGGCCGCCGCTCTACCTACTGAGCTATTTCCCAAAAGCGCCCGGGGTAGCGAACCGGGCGAAAAGCGTAATGATCGGCGCTGTCTAAACAATGCACCTATACCGTGCGCCGGGGCTTGAACCCGGCTGCTTCCATGCACGGTGGCAAAAACAAAGAAAGATGGGATGGATTTTCCTGCAATTACGATTTACAGGATTGCACACAGACGGAGTCGAACCGCATTTTCAACCTTCCCGCAAGGCTGTGTGCTGTAAAGGAGGAAATACAAATACAAAAAAGAGCCAGCAATCTGTAAGAAATCCTTACAAATCACTGGCTCTGCGTCTGGCGTCTGGCACTTAACGGACGATAGGCTCTGCCTTTCCGTTTTCAATATTCACGAGGCTGGTCGTTTTACATTTCGGGCAAAACACCGGAAGATTATGCGCTGTCGTATCCTTGCGGAATGCTGACCGCGTTTTATTATTACAGACAGGACAGTATACCCTTTTGATCTCCATAATGATCATTCCTTTCCATAGCCTTTAATACATTTTACCAAACAAAAAAAACTATGGCGTACCCATGTTTAAAGCAAAAGCGGCAAGTTTCCTCGCCGCCTTTACTCACATCATCTTTCGTAATTTTTCGATATACCGCGAAATGGTCTCCCTCTCTTCTCGGCAGTCTGCATCTTTTGACAGATCTCCCAGCTCTTCCGTCAGTGCATCCATATGCTCTTCCAGAGCGGCCAGCATACGCCGCTTGCAATCCTCAGACTTGCCGTTGCGATAAGACTGCTTGTTTTCCATGTAATCATCATAAGGGTCATTGTTTCCGTTTCCACGGCTATAGTGCCCCTTTACATAGTGCTCCCCACGTCGCGCATAGGATGATCCATCGTCATAGGCCGTCATGCTCATTCCATCATCCCTGCTGTATCTCCCACGGCTGTCGCGTTTCCGCCTCTCGCTGTACTCTCCATTCTGGCTATAACCGCCTTCCATTTCGTCGAGAACGGCGTTATAATAGCCCTCTTTGCACTTCCAGTATTCCACATTTTCCATGTCTTTCAGCATGTCGATAAGCTTGTATGCAGTTTCAAGGTTTCCGGTATTCAGACCTTTTTCTGCGATTTTATCCAGTTCTTCACGGATATTTTGCATCAATTTATAGCTCATGGTCTGCCCTCCTTAACCGCAAACCCGAACAGCTGTTATGTTCGGGTTGTCTACTAACACAGGAATTGTCCCTGCGTTTTTGATGGAAATGTTTTCACAGCATCCACAGAACACATCGACGTATGTCTGGGACGATGTGTTAAAATACTGCTCTACTGCCGCAGGGGTGGCACGCATCACCGTGCCGCCGAGGATTTCCCCATCTCTGGCAATTCCCAGCGCCACTTCTCCTACCGTTTCCCCAGTCGGTACTGCGACGTTTCCGGAAAATGTAATCAGATATCTACCGGGCTTTACAAGCGTTATCTGCGCGCTTCCAGCCCTGTGTCTTTCTGCGCATCCGCCCTTTGTTGCCACTGCCGAAAACGGGATAGACTGCCCTACGGGGACCGTGACCGGCGTTGTGTTTACTAACTCAATCATTTTATTCTCCCTTCATTTCAAAAGGGGCAGACGTTCTCAGCCTGCCCCTTTTTGTGAATAACGGCATCAGCCGAACATCATGGCAAAATGCCACGAAGATACTCCGTCTGAAGTTTTAACATCCGCATCCCGTGTTGCCTCCGTAGCCACATCCGGTGCCAAAGCTAAAGCCTGTCGGGTTTACGATGGACGTGTACGGGGACATTACCGGATAAGACGGAACGGGTGTAGGTCTCAAAGCATTTAAGATGCTGTTTGTCTGTGCGTTGTTAGACAGCTGGAGCTGTGCGGACTGTAACTCGGTCTGCAGAGACTGTATCTTGTCCTGCGTAAACAGGTCGATGATGCGCTGTGTTCCGGCGTTCTGCGCGTCAATTACATCGCGGAATCCGTTGTTTACGGTATTCTGGAGGATGTTTGTCTGGGCTGCCATGTTGTAGTTTACGCCAGCAATGGCCTCGCGGACATTGCAGCAGCACTGCTGCGTCTGATAGCCCAGGTTCGACAGGTTGGCGTTTACGCCAGCAAAGCCGTTGCAAAGCTGGCCGGAAAGGTTCTGGATACCGTTTTCGATGCCCTGCGTGGACAGCGCTGCGTCGATATCGGAACGGGTTGCGTACCCCTGAAATGCAGGAGAATTTGCTCCTCCACCATTTCCGCCCCAGCCGCCGAAGCCGCCCCAGCCAAACATACCGAAAATCAGGAAAAGGATAATCCATGCACCCCAATCTCCGCCGAAGCCGTCATTTTTTCCTGTGCCGCCGGTTAATACGGCAACATCAGAAGCGGTTAAACCGTCTGTCATAGTAATTATCTCCTTCGATAATGTATTTACAAAACCGTGTGCACCCGGTTGTGTACTATTTAAAAAAGCCTTTAAACATACCCTGCATCTGCTGCGCCATCTGCTGGGCTTGATTTAACTGTTGCTGGTTTATTTTGCCAGACTGCAACAGCCTGTTAATCTCTTCATTCGGATTCCTGCCCTCCATCTCTTTCCGGAATTGTTGGAACTGTTCCAGCATTCCGGCCATTCTATTACCATTCAGGGCCTCAAACAAGGGATTCGCCATGTTTGCCTCCTTCCGGCTTTGTTGCCGTTTCGAGATAACTATATAATTCTTCATATTTACTTCTCAAATCGTCGTATTCCTTCCGCGTAACATATTTATCATCTAAGTTCACTTCCGCCTGTTTCTGTGGCTCTTTCGCGCCCACTGTGACCTCTTTGTAAGCAAAGGTGCGGAGCGTCGGCATCCCGGAGGCATCGGTAGTTTTTATATAAAAATTAGAGTTTTCGGAATCCATCAGAAGGACGCTTGTATTTGGAGCGACAAGATAAGATTTAGCTCCAGCCTCGCCCTGCACCCACAGGATCCCCTGATTTACCTGCTGTGGCTGCTGATACTGAGCCTGCATCTGCGCCAGCCTGTCCATCTGCGGCTGTAGCGGATTTACTTGTCCATATTGATACGGATTATAGCCGTATCCTTGATATGGTAATGCCATGCCTGCGCCTCCTATGACTAATTCAATGACTTTCTATAGCTAAATTATGGCATAAAAAATAAGCCTCTGACAGTCCATCAAAGGCTTACAAAAGTATCAAATCAACATACCCGTATTATCTTTTTGTTTATTCGCTGGCTCATTCTTTTCACGGTGGACACACTCACGTTCATCATCTCCGCACATCTTTCCAGCGGGATATTCTGCGTCCGTAATTCAAAAAGCTGCCGTTCATCAGGTGTAAAATTGCAGTATTCGCGGAAAAAATCCAACTCAAATACTGTAAAATCACATACCTTCAAAATTACTCCCCTTATTGTGTTATTGTGTCTGTGCCAGATTAAGATGTATAGCCTGTATCGTTTCCATAGCGCCTATCTATCGCTCCCAGTAGTATATCGGGATCTCCTGTCCGCTGTCCCATGTGTCCCAGTAATGCCCATCCTTGACGCACACAACATGCCCGTCTATCCCGAGCACATACGTCCCCGTTGGATGATCTTGGCAAAAATCATCTACCGTGTAAACATGCTGTCCGTGGTCGTCTACGATATACCGGCGGAAGCCATTCTCACGCAGATACGCACCCCAGACTCTATTAGCACTTGGCATGTCAGACAGCGAAAACCCATACACGGATAACCCAACATAAACTGTATCCCAATCTTGCCCTAAAGCCTTGCACAATGCGCGCACAGTGCAATCCCCTACTCTTTGCCATTTCGAGGGGTTTGGATTGTAATATTCAAATCGGTTCGTTCTCCGCATATCTTTTTGCCCCTTTATTTGCTGCCTTTTGCTGCGGGTATCCAAATCCCGCTAATGCATTCCGATCATACTGCGGCTGTAATCCATGTTCTTCGCAATACTGGTTATAAGCCCTGTTCTGTCCCTGCAATCGGTAAGCCAGCTTATCATATTCCTGCTGGAGCTTTTCCCGTTCCGCGCCGGACGCCCATGCAAGCTCTTCCTGTTTTACTATCAACTGTCGTTTCGTCTTTCGGATTCCGCGCTCCATAGCTCGCTGCTTCTGGCTGTCCTCATACCGTTTTAGATTCTCAGCATCGGTAATTTTATTTCCGCTTCCATCCAGCAGATTTCCTTCTGCGTCCCTCCACGGATTCCGCATCCGCTTGTCAAACAGCATATGCCCGTGACGACAGTTATAGCCATGCATCCCTCTCATATCCACAACCCTGCCTTCTCCCGTGGTTAGATCAATATCATACCCCGTCGATTCCAGCAGGTTCGGATATCCAGGCTCGCTTCCGTCAATTTTAAATACACGGCCCTGCCATTCGTCATGACCTGCAAGCAAGGGCTGCCCGTCGCGCCTTACTCTTGCCCCGAGGTGCGCCGAGGTTAACACATACTCTGTTCCGCTGTCCACGATATACCTGTTTGTCATCTGCGCCGCTGTCTGGTTCATTGACGTCACTACACAGCATCGTACCGCAGATTCCAGCGTCCTTCGCGTCCCTGTCGGGTAATCCACCATAACGCCGCGTCCCGCATACGCATCCAGCACATCCGCTATGGCTGCGGGATAGCTTTGCACTCCGCTTGCTACCCTTACATCGGCTTCGTCGAGCAGCGACACAAGGTCTTTTTGGCTTTGTTCCAGCGTCGTCCTTGTGAGGTTCTTCAACTCCGCCCGGCTTTTTATGTACTCTGCTTCAATAACAGCCATATATCGTGCATTTTCAAGCGGAGACTGCGCCGCGATACCCATTTCTGACAGTGTAACCGCATCATCTTCCCACGATGTCAGCACGGCACCACGCAGGAGCTTCCGCAGTTCTTTTTCGCTCAGGTCTGTCAGTTCCATGATACGCCGCTGTATCTCATCCCGGCTTTCCCCCAACTGCTCCAGCCTGTACAGCAACCTGTCCGCCGTGGCTGTGATTTTCCCGGATTTTAAAATCCTTCTGGCGATATCCCGCAGGATAAAGTTTTCCAGCCGTTCATAGAGTTCTAATATCCGGTCAGCTTTCCCTTCAAAATACTCTGGTCTCAGCATCACTCTTTCCCCACCGTTTTTCTCACAAGATTCAGCCAGTCGTCTTTATGCCGCCTTTTGGCTTCCTCGAACCATTCAGACGTTGTTCCCGGCTCGTGATATTTAATCCGTCTCTGCGTCGGGCTTTTGCTGGGAGGGGATGTCCACCCTATGATGTTCCCCTCTGCGTCTTTAAGCGGGATATTCGGACCGTACACAACGCCCTTGTACAAATAATGAGCATATGGCGTGTCATACTCAACGATGCCGCCGTATACCCCGTCTGGATATCTTACACTGTTTCTTAGTGCACCCTGCCGGAATGGAACGAAGGGGGCGCTGTCCGCCACTACCTGCATATTCAAAAGCTTCTGGGCTTCCAGCAGATTATCGTCTATGCGGGACGTATCGAGCTTAATCTCCACGTCCCCAACTTTCGTATCCAGGTTCATTCTACCACCTCCCGCATTTTATGGCGTACCCTTATTTCATCTTTGCGTATCCCACGCTCATCCCCGCTTCCGCATCGTTTGCCACGGTCGTTGTTGGGCTGTAGGTTCGCAGGGCTTTATAAGTGGCAAGCTGCTCTGTGGTAAGAGGTTTTTCGATCGGTGTTTCAAGCTGCCCTAAAAACGTCAATGGATTGGCTGAGTTTATAAAACCAAGAATCTGTTCTTTAGCCTCTTCTTTTGTAACATCTTCTTTGGGATGATAATAAAAAGTTGTTGAATTTAATGCCCATCCGGGAGCAATTCCCCAATTTGCATAAATACCATGTGAGATTAAACACTTAGTCGAACCATCCCTATATCTATTTACAAGGGCTCCATAAATACGATATCTGTTTGGAACATCAGCGGTTTCTTCAAAATTTTTCCACTTTGCTTTTGGTGTTTCTGTTGCGACCCTCTGCACATACACTCCTTTTTTAAAATCCACCTCGTCGCATACCCACTGCTGCCCGTCTGCATCTGTGTAGTTTCCGTCGGATGCTACCGGGATGCCCGGGAGACCGTTTGGAGTGTGAATGATGAGGGTCTGGGCGGGCTTGTAGGGTTCGTATGGCAAGGCGGTTGAGCCTGCGTTAATCATCGGATTAGATACAACTTCGTTATATGTCCCATTACTAATATAACATTGATAAGTTGTTTCTTCATCAATTGTTAATATTCGATCAAATACGGAATCTTTAGATGCAATAATGTGCCATATAGCGCCACCTGTTAGACAATATACCCCAGGTTTTAACGTTATGTAAAAATTTCGGTTATTTGTATCAAAAGTTCCGTTTAAAACTACCTCTCCGGAATCGTTTATATGCAGAAGTCCTGCATCTATCTGTGTTTTTAATGCAGTGGAAGCATCAAACAGATTCGCGCCCAGTGTCTTAACCTCAATCTCGCCATCCTGCCCTACGCTTTCAATCTCCTGCGGGTACTCCTGTGACGGGGAGGGCTTGCCGCCGGTGTAAGGCTCGTAATTGGATGCAGTTGGATATCTTTTGGATATAATCGCCTTAACCTTGCCATCAAAGTCTTCTCTACATCTAATCAATATCCGAAATTTATATCCAGCAATTACTTTAATTTTTATAGCAGATCCATTTTTGGAAACTCCCAAAAGTAAATATTCCCCATTTACAAATGTAGTGACAAGTAATTCCACATATTTGCCGTCTGAATAAATATAATATTCTCCCGGTGCTAATAACGGGAAATCGTCATATGAACTTTCAAGCGTAGCGTCTGGTCGTCCAACTGCATAGATATCGGTTCCTTTTTTGCAGGATATCACTATCCCATCTTCAAATACCTCAAAATTTATGCCCTTTTTCCCTATCTCAAACGGTAATAACTGTGCCCCAGTCGTGTTCATCTGCGTTGATTTGCCGTATAGGGTAAGGGATTCCAGCCCACGATTCCCCTTTGAATTTTCCAAGAGGGCGGGGTTGCCGGTAACGACTGTGAGCACAACGCTGTACGCATCGGCTACCAACACCAAGAAATGCTCCTCTCGTGTCACAGGTGGAAAGACTGTCCCCTCTCCGTTGGCAATCGCCGCCCAGTAGTATTCTAATCGTGTCACGGGCGCAGGGATGCTCCCGCCCCATACTCCTGCTACCTTTGCCATGTAATACTGCATTCTCGTGACGGGCTGCGGGGTATTGCCGGAATAATCCCCCGCCATAGTAGCAAGATAATATTCTTCAATAGTCACGGGCGCGGGCGTTTTGCCCTCATATGTCCCTGCAATCTTTGCAAGATAATACTCTTCCCTGGTTATCGGCTCCATCTTATTCCTCCCCGAACAGCCCCGTTTCCTTCGGCTGCGCTTCCGTCACCATTGCCTTTGCATCGTCCTCTGTCATGCCCTCAAATTTTACGAAATACATCCACGCGGGTACCTTGCCCTGCACAACATAGCTCCACCAGCGTGCCCTGTCCTCTTCGCGGTTGTAAGTGATGTCCCCGAAGTCGTATACCACTTCATAAACCCCGACAGGGGCAAGCGCGTACAGATCTGCATACACCGACATGGCATATATAGCATCATTCAGACAACTCTCCAACTTGTCCCGCACGTCCTTAATAAACTGGATGGTTCGCTGCTGCTCCGCTTCCACGCCCGTCGCTGTCTGGATGCCGCTCGCTTCGTTAAAAACAAAATAGCCGTTAGAGAACCCGCATTTATACCCTATCTGGGACAGGAGAGCATTGATTCCGTCCAGGCGTGTGGCTGTGTTAAGCTGCGGTGAAATCTCCTGATAAAACTCTTCCGGGCTGTTGCCGAACACGTTTTTTACATAGTGCGGCAGCTTAACGTCTGGGATGCGCCCGTTAAGGTTCTTCCCGCTGTCAAACATCAGCCTGTCATCTGCAAGGATGATCTTCTCGCTGTCATATATCTCACCGGCGTTCCGGCTGTATGCGATGTCCAGGTCTTTCATTTCTTCGATTGCTTCCGCGTATATCGGCATTCCCAGCGGAGAGGAAAGGTCTACGTTGTTGGCAGCAGGGGTGCGGAACACTCCGTACATGGGGGAATCAAGTCTTTCGTTCCCGCCCTTGAGAATCGGCGGCGTTTCCTCCAGCAGATCAGCCCACTTTGTCTGCTCCAGCGGGATAGGGTCGCCGAGGGATTCACTGCTCTTTGATACATACGCCCTGTTGGATATCACATACGGGTATATCACGCCCGCCTCTGTATGCATCTCGACAAACCTGTGATACTCCAGACGTGTATAATGCTTATCGTTAGCCGCATAGCTGTCTTTAAACACAACGCCCGTTATCTTCCCGTTATCGTCCTGCTCCGTCACGATAAAATCCATAGGAGTAAACATATCAAGCCCGCCGCCATTAGGCTTTATGATGACCGTGCCATAAGCGCAGCCATACTCTACCCAATGTCGTAGGCTATAATATGCTTTATCAATTTGCTCCTGCAACCACGCCCCGCGTGTGCCGCCGTTAATTTGGATTTTAATTCCCAGCGTGACGAGCCGCGCCGTCTCGGAGCATACCGCCTTTGCAAAATTTATAGTCTTTATCCGGTTTTCTGCGTCTAACCAGTACGGCGTGCCGCGGTAGATGTTGGCACACTCTGCGACCTTTGCCATCATCTGCGCAGACGTGGTATCCTTTACCCTAAAATCTTTCTCAGCCTGCTTTTTAAATATCATATTAAACCACCTTTTGACTGTCTGTATAAGTCCCATTTCTGCAATCCCCTGTGCCGTGTATTCTTAGGCTGTGTTACCTCTGCGGTTAAATTTAGATTCAAATGCATAGCGTGTAGCATCGATCGAATGGTTATTTGCATCCGGATAACCACTGATGATGTTGCCGTCTTTGTCCCGGTCATATTCGTATTCGGTAAATTCGCGGAATACATTCGGTGTCCTGCGCTTGTCTATAACGATCTTTCTCCGCATCAGCCACTTCATTCCATATTCGACGCTACCGGGTCCTTTTATTGCCGGCCGCGCCGGAAGTCCCATGCTTCGGTAATCGTTAATAGATTTCGGTTCGGCGCTGTCGCAGGTTATGTGGTAGTCCGTATAACCTTTTTCTTTGATCCAGTTTGCTGTTATTTCATTTGATTCTTTATTGACGTAATGCTCGTCAATAAAATAAATCGTCTCGCTGTCCGCGTCATAGTAGCATCTTACAAACGCGTATGCGTCCGGGTACCAACCAAAGTCAACGCCCTGGTATATTGTATCCATCCGGGCTATTTCTTCATCGGTGATCTCACGCAGCTCCAGAAGCTCAAATATGTTTCCGCCTGTTCCAACTGCGTTCCCTAGATATTCATGGTCATAGGCTCTTGGATTCGTGAGCCTTAAGTGCTCTGCACTGTCAAAAAATTCATCTCCCAGCCACTCACGCGGCACACTCCTGTAGTCGCTTTTGTGGTTGTATGCCCGTCTATCCTCAATTTGCACATATTTATTCGCCCAGTTGTTACGATTGATCGGCGGATTAAACGTTTTAAACACGACATAATTATGACCGCCACGCAAAACTGACTGTTCCGCCATTCGGATCTCTTCTGGTCCCTTAAAGATGTCCAGCTCCTCGAACCAGAGATATTTAAAAAATCCTGTGGCTGCCTTAATGGATTTTGTCTTTTGTGCCTTATCCAGACCCCTAAAGATGATCTTTTGCCCTGTTGGCAGGTAGGTAAATTGCATCGGGTTTACATTGCCGCGCCAATAATCTGACACGCCCAGCGCATCTATCCCCCACTGGATCTGGTTATAAACAGAATCCCGCAGCATTGCGGAAAATTTATGGAATACTGCCGCGTTTGCCTCCGGGTTTTGCATCATGCCAAGCGGGAGCTCTACAGACACAAAAGAGGACTTTCCTGATCCTCGTCCTCCGTAAAGGTTATAGTACTCGTGCCGTCCTTCTTTTATGTCCTTATGCACTTTGTAAAAAGCCGGAGCAATTAAGTCTGTAAGCTTTATCCTTGCTGCCTGCTGTACTTCCATTTAGTCTTCCTGCTTTTCTGTTTCCGTGTCTGGGATATCGTCAATAATCGTGACCTTCCCGGATGCCTCGACCTCCATCTGGTCACGCTGTCCTAACCACTGCTTGCCTAACCAAATAGCCATTGTCGGATTCGTCTCTGCATGTTTGAACTGGAGTCTTCGCAGGCTTGCTTTGCCCTTCTGGCTCTTTTTTTTATAAGTCTCCGCAAATCCCTCTTTGTACGTCCTCACGCACCATCTTTCAATCGTGTCCTCGCTGCATCCGATAACTGCCGCAATCTCCGCAAGTGTGCATTGAATCGAACATAAGTTCTCAAATACTTTTTGATCAATTGGTATTCTTTTCCGTCCGCCCTTGTTTGCATTATCAGACATATATACTACCTCTTTTTTATTTATTGTTTGTTTTCAGTTAAATGCTCATCTTCTGCCTGACATTTTTTTAAGATGATCTCATTGTTATCCCCAATAAAAATTTGTAACGGATCTGATTCTTGGATGTTCAACCTTCTCCGTACATACCTTGGAATTCTTATTCTTCCAAGATCATCTAATATATACACTCTTCCTATTGCTTCCATTTCTCCTCCCGGGTTATTCTGCTATGCAAAAACATTATTTATTTAATAAAACAGCTTTTGCCCCTGTAAACTTTTCCCATCTGTCGACAATAACATCCACATACCGTGGGTCGTATTCCATAGAATAGCCGCGCCGTCCATTCTGTTCGCATGCCATAATGGTTGTCCCTGATCCGCCGAATAAGTCTAAGACTACATCCCCACCCTTTGTGTTATTCTTTATCTGGTAATCAAACAACGGGATCGGTTTCATAGTCGGGTGCATGTCATTTCGTGTGGGCTTGTCAAAATTGATTACTGTTGTCTGCTTTCTGTCTGAAGCCCACAGATGCCCAGCTCCTTCTTTCCAGCCATACAGGCACGGCTCGTGCTTCCATTGGTAGTCTTGCCGTCCCATCACCATGCTATTTTTGTTCCAGATAAGACACTGCCTTACAGTCCAGCCAGCATCAAAGCACGCCCCCCGGAAATTATATCCCTCACTGTCCGCATGCCAAATGTAAAAGACCGCGCCCGGCTTCATAACCATGTCGGCGTTGCTAAAAGCATCTGTCAAAAACTGCCTAAAATTATCGTTGCCCATCTGGTCATTTTTAATTTTAAGCTTGTCTTTGGTCTTCCCCTCATAGTTTACGTTGTATGGCGGGTCAGTGAGCAGCATGTCTGCTTGCTCCCCCCCCATCAGTTTTTCTACGTCTTCCAGCACCGTGCTATCACCGCACATCAGCCTATTATTGCCCAACTGATAAATGTCGCCCAGTTTAGATTTCGGCTCTGCAGGTAACTCTACCTCAAATTCATCCTCAACAGCTTCCTCGGCATCGTCCTGCAATGCATCCTCGAATCCAAACAATTCCATGTCAAGGTCGATAATATCGTCAAGTTCCGCATTCAGCAGGTCAAAATCCCATTCAGCTTTTTCAGCTACTTTGTTATCTGCCAGCCGGAACGCCTTTATCTGCTCATCTGTCAGGTCGTCAGCAATTATGCACGGCACTTCACTCATTTTAAGTTTTTTTGCAGCTTTATATCTTGTATGCCCTGCAACAATAACATTGTTTTTATCGATCACGATCGGAACCTTAAACCCGAACTCTTTGATGGATTCGGCAACGTATTTAACAGCATCATCGTTCTTTCTCGGGTTATTCTCGTATGGTTTTAAGTCTTTCAGTGCGATGTTAATTATATCCATGTTTCATGCTCCTATTCCCTCTGATTTTACCATTTCTTTCTGTTCACTTTGTACCCGATTCATGCTTACATCCATCATGTGGTAAAAAAAGCCGCTGGTAACCGTAAAAATCTGTCCTGCTCTTCGCTGTAAAATTGGCTGGTAGAAATTTTGATTACGAGCCCCGTTGACAGTATGGCGCGCTGAAGCTTTTTCATGACGGCATTACAATTCATATCACACCCCCATACAGTTATTATTCTATTTTACCATTCTCGTTTCCTGATCCGCGTACCCCTTTTACACAATTGCATGTCCTTCCAGTATCATATAGCTGTTGTATAGATATATCGTTTTCCTGCGATACCCATAAAAATCTTTCCTCCCGATAGGGATGTTGCATATCTTTGAGATGTTGTCATACCCCAGCCCTGATGTCAGGCTAAAAAACAGATATTGCGCCAACTCTGCATATGCGCTTTCCGCAGCCAGAAGCAGCAGTTCCAATTCCCTACCCTTTGCGTTTTTGCACTTGTCTTCTATTTTTTTTACCTCATTGTATGTCAGACCGTAACCATTAAAGTATGTGTCCCTTGTTCCCACATTCCCCACCTTCTTTCTTTTTGCTTTATTTTTTTGTTACCCTATCCCAGTCCCGCAGGATTTATCTGTGTAGACAGAGGGAACCAGCACACAAGCTGGCGCGCCGGATCTGACCGGTTAGGTGTAATTCTGCGGCTTCCCCTCTGTTTCGTTAATTTAATCTTCTAACCACCTATTATCCAAATAGCAAAACCCAATCACAATCGCAATCATCAGAATTATCCAAAACAACCAGAACATTATATTTCCAATACCAGAAGTGCAACTATCTAATGCTTGCTCAATGGTATATCCACAGAAAAATCTGGAATTATCCGAAATCGTTCCGTCCGATAACTGGGTATATACGGTCCCTGTATGCTTAGGGGATGTCCCGTAATATTGGAACCGTACCTTTACAAATTCCCCAGACTTCCAACTATATTCTCTCCCAGATTCTATTGTCTCTATGTGATTGTCCAGAGAATACGGGATTTTCTCATATGGAAATTCAATACCACAAAATCGAATATTTTCCGAATGCCTGACTTCCGAATCCTCTGTTTCCCATTCGTAATACACTTCTGTCTTAGTGTGTTTTATACCTTTTGAATCAGTTACCGTAACTTCTCTTTCATGCCGTTCATATCGTTCCTCCACTTTTTCTATACAGAGATATTTCCCTCCAACTTCATCGAAGGTCACTGTATCGATTGCCTGTAAATCTCCATATACAAAAGCATTCCCTACATTGGTATCCATTCCATACCGGAACAACTCCGGCGTATCAATATGTACGGCCTTTTGATATTCAGCGTTTTTATCATTCTGCATATCGGTTATTCCCCCGGATATAAAGGAGCCGATTATCAGCATGACTGCTGCTATTGCAACGCTGATTATGATTTCACGCCTGGTTATTTTCATATGTTATTCCCCAAATAAATCCTGAGGTGCGTCAACAGGTGCTTGATAATTCAGCCGCTGAAATTTCAAAACCTCATAGCCTGTCCAGTCGAGGAAGATTCTTGCTGGAAACTTCTTTACATACCTGTTATAAGCTGTTACGGATTTATTGTAATTTTCCCGGTACTGGGCAAGCATGTTTTCGGTAATAGACAATTCATTCATGAGCTGCTTATAATTCTCATTACTTTTCAGTTCTGGATAAGCATATGTAACTGCCGCAATCACAGTATTTACATCTTCTACACTGTTCCCTTCGCTCATTCCATCTGCAAGTCCAGTCAATGTTTCTGATTCGTGCCTATCGTACTGTTCCACACAGTCTGCCAGATTATAAACCAAGTCAACCCTGCGTTTCTCCTGCACTTTAATGTCAGATTCAGCGGTATAGACCGATTCCTCTAGACTAATTGCCCGGTTCTGTGCTGCCTGCACTCCAAACACACACGACAAAACTACTGCCACTACTGTTCCTACGATAATCAATGGTAATTTCCAATTTTTCATAGCTCTTTCCCTTCATTTAAATGATCATTTTCGCCTTTGCAAAATACATCTGGCTAATCACTAATCGTGAAAAAAATCATGGGCAACACCCCAGCAAAGGCTGAGAGTATTAACACATCTCCCATTCTGCTGGAGCGGTCCATACTAAACGCCAGAATAAATAGTATCAGCCAAGCCGCAGCCGCTATTCTGCCCTGCTACATTGTCATCTTCCATCCACCACCGGAATACCTCTTCGCCAGTCTTCCGTTTTGGATTTTTCCCAGATGCTCTCATCTTATCAAGCATTTCCGAAAAGGCTTTGATATACTTTTTCTTGAACCCCGGGAAATCTGCGAACTCTTTCCAGCGTCCCTTCCCCGCCATCGGACAACCAACACATCCTACACGATGATAACCACAATCATATAAATGGTTATATTCTATTCCGTTCCCCCTTATAAAATCCCACACATCGGAATCTGACCACGATATAATAGGATTTACAGCCACCTTCCCTTTCTGACGACAGTGGTCGATTATATCTCTGCTTGCATCGTTGTCATTCGCCAGCATGACTCTATCTGTTTTTATGCTATCACTTGCCTTCTTTGTAATAGTTTCCACTTCGTTTCGTGTTGCACGCTTCCTGCTTTCTGCCCACCTTACTCCGGTCGTTATAACACGATTTTCTGCATTTTGCTCTTTCAAAACCTCACAACAATACCTCACCATTCTTGTGGGAGGCATACCTTTAATTGGGATTAACGACCACATATTTACCCGCTTCCCTTTGTAAGTCGGCTGTGTATACTCGCAATGTATTACCTCTTTTTTGCACTGGTCAAATACCTTTCGGATATGCTGCATCGTCTGTGGCGCGTCAACTGTGGTGATGCTGTGCTGTACCACAAACGGTACGCCTGCTCGCTTGCATAGCTCCAAGACGACGTCCGAATCTTTTCCACCGCTATATGTGCATACAAATGGTTTCCCATAATATCGTTTCGACATGTCTGCTGCCATGCGAATCAAATATATTGCTTCCTCTTCTTTTCCCATTACGCTACTCCTCTAAATGCTAATTTTCTGCATCTTTGGGTACAATTTCTTCCCATTCTCAAAGATGAGTCGTGCATTCACTCTTCCTCTACTTCCACGACTTCCCCTTTTTCCATCGTGTACCATGTGTCAGCCTTAATTTTTTTCCCGTCAATGCGTACCATCTTTGCGCTTTTTAAAGACCATTCTTTTTGCCCCGAGCAACCTCTTTCGTTTTCTTCCCAGTCTGCAAGCACGATATATGCCCCGACAACTCCTTTTGCCTTGCTTTTGTATCCCCAAGCTACCGCAACGCTTTCTGGGTTCCCTGCGATTGCGCTACCGCAATATCCTGTCGCGGAGGATGCACTGCATTTGCCCGTCGCGGAGGATGCACTGCATTTGCCCGTTGCGGAGGAAGCGCCGTAGTCTCCTGTAGCGGAGGAAGCGCCGTAGTATCCTGTAGCGGAGGAAGCGCCGCGGTCTCCTGTAGCGGAGGATGCGCCGTAGTCTCCTGTAGCGGAGGAAGCGCCGTAGTCTCCTGTAGCGGAGGAAGCGCCGCAGTATCCTGTAGCGTCACTTTCAGGTTTTGCCTTCTCTTTTGTATATTCGATTGCCGCTTTAACGAGTCCAGCAATCGAAATTTCTGCGCCGATCTTAATCTTTGTGGACGCAACTTTTGTATCATTGCTATTTTTACTAAGCTCTCCGCTTTGCGCTACGATATGGTAAACGCTATTTCCTGGGCTGTAATATTTAAAGCAGTCCAAAGGATATTCGCATGCATGAAAGCCACATTCACAGGCAACTGCCTTTTCCTCTTCGTATTCCTTTCCTTCTTCATACTGATAGCCATTTTTTGCGGTCATGTCTTTATTAAATCCCTTGTATGTTTCCATAAAATTTCCTTTCGATTTTATAATCTGCTGCCTCGCAGGAACGCATCCTGCAGCTCACTCTTCCACGCCGGTTCTGCCTGTTCCTGCACACGCTCCACCATGTCGCACTGGCAAACAATCTCTGTTGCCCATTCCCGAATTTTCCGAAGCCCATCTGCATCCGGTGCGATACCTGCACGCCGTTCGATTGAGAGCGCCAGCTCCCTGATCCTGTTATCTGCCGCCATCCATACCGGTTCGGCATCCGGCGGCGTTTTAATCCATATTGCCATTGTCTTTTCTCCTTTGTCCTATCCTGTCATTGTCCTGTTCCAGGACAATGCTTTCTCCGGCTTTATAAATCCGGTACAATAGCACACCCGTCAGGATTACTAATACAGTTATTATCTTTCGCATTTTTACCTCCTAAGCGGTGCACATGCCCGCTCCCAGCTCTCTGCCCATCCGTCCGGCTCCGCCTTCATAATCTCGTAGCCATCCTTTGTTTTTACCCCGTGGTAAACCCGGCTGGCTATAGTCTCTCGGGACATGCCCAGCAAATACATAAGCTCTTTTGCTTTGTACCGTCCCTGGTACTCATCGTTCTTGTACAGATCGTACAAGATTATCTTTCGTCCCATTCCGCTTTCCTCTCTTCCTGCACCACTGAGGACTGTTTGCTACCTTCTGTTCGATCAGGCGCATCTCTGCAATGCACAGCCTCCGGTATCCGTCCTGTTTCTCTTTGCGGACCAGTACGCAGGATTCGCAGCCATCGCAGTGCGGCAGCGTTGCTTTTATCCTGCTTCTGTAGTCCCGCTGCTTCTGCCGGTATGCTTCCGGATCCTCTTGCCTCCGTCTGCGTTTTAGCAGCGCTGTTATGTCGGTCTCCGACATGATACAATCCGGATACTGGCAGGTCCTACAGCTTGGATAGGCACAATCCTTTGTTGCTCTCATACATGCCTCACTTTCCCAGCAGGGCAGCTTCCAGGCTGTCCATGTCGTAGTCTGCTTTCATAAACTGATTGTATTGTTCTGTGCTGGTCTGCTGCCGCTTTGGTGGCTTCGGCTTCTTGTACTTCTCCGGAAGATACTCATCAAACTTTAGCTTTCGCAGAAAATTTTCAGCGTTCAAGATATATTGCGGCTGCGTCCTGCGTATCTGGCAAGCTTCTGCGTAGTTCTTCGCTGCTTGTACAAGATCATTCGCAGTTACACCCATCCGCATGGTATTTAAGTATTCCACAGCCACTCCCGGCAGGTCTGCTCCTGCCTTTGGGTAAGCTGCAGCAAAGTCCTCAAACCGCTCTGGTTCCTCGCGCGATATTTTGGATTCGTATTCGGATTGGATTGGATTACGGGGACTATTGCAATCATCTGCAATCATCTGATTGCAATTGATATCATCTGATATCAGATTCTCGCAGTTGCTTTCTTCCGCTGGATATTTGCTTTTCTTTGCTCTTACTTGCTGGTGATCTCCCCAAGTTACCATGTGTAAGTACGGTCGTCCCTGAACATAATATTCTCGGACCAAGCCTACAGACGTTAACTTCTGCAGGGCATCAGCAATCGTCTTATTTGTAATATCCTTTAGCGGAAAGCATGTCCCGCGGATAATCGCAGGTCTTCCGTCAAATCTTCCATAATCGTCACACGCTACGATCAGGCGGTAGAACAGGACTTCTTCAAACCAGCTTAGCTGGTCGATCGTATCTGATCGGCAGATACTTTCTTTTAAAATCCTGTTTGGCATCTTATCCGCCTCCATTCAGGCTCGCAAGCCATTCGTCCATTGTGACCTGGTTCTTTTCCAACTCATTTTCCCGTGGCTTCTTATCTTTTTGCAGATACCGTTTTGCTGCATCCACATTCATGCGGTTCTCAGCAGTTCGGGAACTTTCTATTGCCATCCAGTTGCGAACCAGATTCTTTTCATCCTCCGCCGGTCTAAAGTACCCTTTGCCGTCCTGCAGATTGATAATCAATTCTGCGTCACAGTCGTTTTTATTTACTTCCGCAATCAGCCGACGCACCATCCGATCACTCATGTGCGTTGTGGTCTGCAGCCATCGCCTGGAAACAGCGTTTTTATGCCCGGTCGGGATGTAATCTAAAATGTTCATGATCTTTCTCCCTGTGGGGTGTGCGCCGCTTGCCCCCGGCGCTGGGGTAACAGGAGGTATCCTGTCATGCCCGTGATATATACGCCCCAACAAGTCCCGAATCAGTAGTTTCTTTCGCCTTTTGGCGGGTGTTTCAACCCATCACTGGCTATCTCCGTATAACTCCATAAAATCTTCAAATCTCATGGTAACGAGCCAGCCGCAATTATTTTTTCGATGGAATACGGTCGGCTTCTCGTCTGTCTTTGCATCCGCAACAGACTGCGCCAAAGCATCATACAGGTTCAGGCGCTCTACCCGCTTGCATTCGATGTGTATCCCCGGTAGCCCAACCACATCAGCGTCGCCGTTCGAACCACAGTATTGTTGCCCTCTGCGCGCTTCATAGCCGTATTCCTTCAGTTTCCGCGCAAGCTCTCGTTCTCCACTCGCGCCCTTGTTCCTGCTGTTCGTTTTCCTCATCCTCCTTGTAGATAATTCCATATACTTTATACATTTTTTGGAAGCTCTCCCTTCCACGCTGATGCGCGTTTGTGTGATGCTCCCGGCATAGGCATATCTTTCGATGGTCCGAATCGTCTAGGGTATTGCGGTTGTTTCCCATGCCGATAGCATCCCAATGATGTATTTCCCCATCTCTTCCGCATATCGCACATTTTTTATGCTTTATACAAAAATACAGGTATCGGTTAATATCATCGGTACGTTCCACAGCGTTATCCGTTAATGGGATTCCATTTTCCACCGCGTACTCCAATATGGTGTTAATAAACTCCCGCGCCGTATCCATAGAGCAGTCTGCAAGGCTAAAATATCCGCATCCTGTTTTCACGATATGTAAGTATTTCAACCACTCCTTCTGCTCCTCTGGAAGATAGCCAGTATAAGATGCTATGTCCCGGATCGTCGCATATGCCTTTTTACGCTGCTCGGCGGATATATGCCGTCCATCATCCAGCCGGATTTCTGCATCCTTAATCTTTTTTTTGCTGAGGACTTCGCCGAGGCCTTTAATCGGGACGGATATAATTAAGTCTGTCCCCTTGTCGGTGTCCTTGTACTTTTCTATCCTCACAAACGCATTCATGATTTCCCTTTGCCCCTTATGTCATACACAAAAGCCATTTTGTTAATGGAGGTATTTTTAATAGCAAGTGCCACAATCCGGGAATCTTTGTAGATGATCTGCGTGACATGGAAACGATCGTATGTCGTAAATTTAGGCTTTGTCCCGGATATTTGCACTTTATCAGATGGAATCCATATAAACGGCGCAGTATACAGCTCTCGCCCTATGCCCCAGTTAAAACAGGCGCGTTTAAAACTATCGGATGCAAGTCCTTTTTCCTTTGCCGAAAAGGATTCTATGCCCGTGTCCTCTTTTGATATCCAAAGTTGCTTCTCGCTGTCATAAATGCTTACGGTACAATTCGCATTATCCCGCGTATGCTTCCGCTCCCAGTTCATCGGGCCTACAGCCTCGTCGAGGATGTTCATGTCACATCTTGCATCCTTATACAGCAATAGTGAGCAGCCGTTCTCTTTTACTGTGGACACGCGGCATTCAATCTCATCCGCCCTCAGCTCTCTAAATTTATTCATGTCCGCCTCCTACTTAATCCGAAGATGCTCCCCGCGCTCCTTCAATTCAGCAAATGTGAGGGTTTTTCCTGCATTCAATGCCTCTCTAATCTTAGACGTGTCAGGGATTTTCTTCATGTAATCGTCTGGGACTGCCGTATCATCCACTTCCATCGGAGCGAAGCCGCCGTTTTTGCAGATTGCAAACGAGTAGAGGTTTGTTTTAAACTTCTTCCGGTCGCAAAGTACCATTGCTCTCTTTAGCCTGTCTTTCAGCATCGCGCTCCGTCCGTGTAACTGCTCCGCGCGCGCCGCAAGGCGATCAGCTTCTTTTTCAAACTTCGCGGCTTCCGCATCCAGCTCCGCCATAATGATTGCGTAATTCTCCGCCTTTTCTTCTAGTTCGCCGTCCATGCCGTCCAGCGTGTCTTCGATAACCTTCATCTCCAACTCATCCGCTGATTCCATCATTTCATACAGTTCCAAATACTGCCCTGTGATCTCATATAATGTGCTCATCTTCTTTGTTTTCCTCCTGTTCAATCTCCTGCGTTATCCGCATTATTCTTCTCAGGCGCTTATGCGCCTTTAATTCAGTTCCCGTATCCAGGCTTTCATTGTATTCATCTATCGGCTGTTCTGTATACATGTTACTCATCCTTCCACATGTCGCGGAATTTATCAAAAAACTCATTCACGGCCTTATTCATCTCTTCCATCTCTGGTATCGTTTCATTTTTTTTCATACGTGCTTCTATCATGCCAACGTAAAGCGTTTTTTTCATGATACTCTTCGCATCTTCATACGATACCCCAGCATCTAATAGGCTTTTCGTTACCGACGCAGACGCTACTGCAAAATCTCTAAGGACGTTCAACCCCGTCCCCATAATTCTCACTTTGCCATCTTCTGATAAAATCATTGCATTCTCTCCATTCTTGTCTTATAATAAAGATGATCTCCACAAAAGATCATCCGATGCAGAGCCAATCCGCCAAGATCACAGCTCTGCATCATTTTTTTTTACCAGCTCCCGCGCCCCGATCAGAAACGCTGCCGCTGCGGTAATTGCCAGCGTCGTCGGGAACCACTGCAGGTCTGTGGTTTCCCACAGGATCACTGCCGCTGTCAGGCAGTTTGTCGCGATCCCAAACATTAAATCTTCCATTCCTCCTCCTTTCTTACCCGAACTTTGGAATCTCCTTTTTTCTCTCGCGCGCTTCCATGTTCAGGATGTTTGCGATATTATTAAGGATCTCCATCGGCACTCTGACCTTGCTCAAATCTTCGATCAGGGTGCCGTTTTTGTCGTAATTAAGCACCTTTATTTGCTGCTTCATTCTTTTCTTCCTCCGGCTTCTTTGCAGACGCTGCAAGAGCTTCTGCATATCCCAAAAAGTAGCCCTGTTCACGCTCAGACATCTGCGGCAAAGCTCTTTTTAGAGTCTGGATTATGTTTTTTTCTTTTTCACTCATGCGCTGCTCCTTTCTATTCTTATTTGATTCTGACCTGCCATCATCAGAACCGGGCGGTCATTCCCGGTTGACGGTCCTTTCGAACCGTTTCGGCTTGCTACTACATCTCGATCCCAAACTCATCGGAAAGTACCGCTTCAAAGTCCGGATCAATTTCCAGGTATCTCTTTAAAAAAGCTTCCGGCTCGCATGGTGCCATTTCGAAATGAATGCGTTCCCGGATTCCTCCGTCCATATAAAAGGCGATGTCATCCAGCAGGCCCTGCGTTAACTTGATTTCCTCTCCATATCTTTTCATTTTTTATTTCCTCCTTTTTATTATGTATTGTTTGCTCTATAAACATATTACTTTATTTAATAAACTTTGTCAATATATTTTTGTTTGTTTGACAAACTTTTTCTATTGCCTTTATACGTTCCGCGTGCTATTATATATAAAGGAAGGAGGTGGAGAA